GCGTTCAAAAAAACCGGGGGTCATACGATCGCGCTTACCACTGTTGCATTGAACGACAGGCTGCATACGAGATTCGGTCGCCTCGTCCGTGCCACCCTTCGCCAATCGGGATCACGATGGTCCAGTGTCGGCCCGTGTTGTCCGCAGTAACTGGCAGGTGAAGGTAATCGCGCTGCTAAGACTTCTCTACGCTAACTCGCTGGTAGTAGGCAGTGTGACCGCGCTTGTGTGTCCTTAGTGCCAGCCCTTTCGCTCGAAGTGACTCAGGGCTCTGCCAACTATCGCCGTATCTATGAGTGATGTATTTAATCGATGCCAACACTTGTCCTTGAGGACTAAGGCTCTGATACCAAGAGATCGCATTTGTCCTAAACCATAATGGCTACCATTACGAGCTTTAGGATTCCAATTACTTTCTTTGATAATCAACCAATTAAAACACTGAAACTCATTCCAACTCATTTGATTGTATGCAAATAGTTTTAGATTCATATCTGCTTTTGATGGCGTTATATATCATTGATGTTAGGAGCAGCTGCTACCAATGTCGTAGCCATCAGGCGGAGACAATAGCCTGGCCTCGACACCGCGCAGAGGGCCAGCTCCGCGCCCGCGCTTTGGCGAGAGTGTAATGGCTTTGTCAAGTCTATTCAAGTTCCAACGTCCTATAAATATCAATTTCTTGTCTGCCATTTAATCCAATTATGGCATCTCTAAGCCTTACCCTTCCATCTCCGTGGAATTTAGTCGTCAAATATGGCTCTGACTCACTACCTTCTAACCAATCAACTGGCTCACCATTGGGATCAATAACTAGCTCATCAACGTAATTGAATTTATCCAATATCGCATCAATCGACGATTCTCTTACTGTTTCAACTATCTCACTTGGGACATTGGCTTTTACCCATTCAACAAACTTTCTGTCTGACTTAATAACCCACTTAAACTTTGGCTTGGTAGTCGTTATGTAAGCAACTACCTCATCGGCTAATTCGGCCTTGACTCTTGATCAGCGCCCACTTGATCCATATAGCCTTTTAACTGGGCTCTTAACTCATCTTTACGCTTCTTTGCTTGGTCGGCTATCAGGCTTACTGCGGCCAATTCCAGGCTGATTTCCTCGATTCCCATCTTGCTCCCTTACTTTCATTCGTCTTAATCTGGTCTCTAATGAGGATAATTCAACGCCCATAGCTCGGGCAATGAATTCCTTTGGTAAAGCCCCACTCGAGCATTCTGACGGATATAACGCATCGAGTGGATTCTTCGCTTTACTTCTCTTTGCTCGCCCATCCATCTCCCTCTGAAGTGTGTCGGTGTTGGCGTCCATACCCGCCACATCCTCACCCCACAATTCTGACAGATAACTTCCTTGGGAGCATCAAAGCCAAGTGCAACGTCTGTAATTGAGTCGCATTTATCGCACTTGAACTCATATATCGGCATCGATGAACCTCTCTAGGGTGGCGTTGCCGTTCCAGTAACGTTCCTTAATACGTTCTTCTCCAGCTGCTATCCGGCAGATACGGCATTTAGCGTTTTTCATCTTGTAATTGCCGCATTGGTCGCATCGGTAATTTCATCCTCTCCGCTGATTACTCGGTCGATTGGATCAAAGAGTCGCTGCTCAAAACAATTCTGGCACTCCATCAGCCAGACTTCATCGCCCTCTTTTATCTCACTGTCGTATTTAGTGATATAGGTGTGAACTGTAATCTTCTTACACGGCCCACATTTGAAGGGATGAGCATCATCCTTCATCGCTGGAACGCCCACTTACCATCTGATCCGATTTTCATCCATCGAGCTGGACATTGAGCTGATTTATTGCGCTCAGTACAAACCCAACCTCGATACTCCTTGCCCTCTTTGTTGCCTTGTTTCAGAATCATCGGGCCGTGGTTGCAAATGGGAATTTCATCAATTACTTCTGCTCCGAATTCCTCCGCAATAGCGCTGACATCCCAGACAATTCGGTTCAGGGTCGTTAGGTCTTTGTTCTTTGACTGAATTCAGCAAGCTCAGGCTTAGTCGTCGTATTGGTTTGCGAGGCGTTGTGTTTGGCTTTGCAAAGAAGCCAGCGAGATTAAGAGAGTCGCCCCAAAGCGCCCGTGCTCTGGCAAGCTCCAAAGCATATTGCTTTTGTTTTCGATTCGCTGCTCTAAGTCCCGTTGTCCAAGGCGCAGCATCAGCTTCAGTCCGGGACAACTGCACTTAACAATATACACATCGCAAGAAGGCGTAAGCGATTCTTCCAAGACGTGAGTTTTGATTCGATAATGCAGATAAGCATTGATGAACTCCTTTAATCGATCCTGCACCGATACATAATCTTCAAGATAATTTGACATTTAATTGCTCCCTACCTGCGAAATCATCAATCGCAGCTTGTAATTGTTCTTTCAGCGACCAGAATGTTCCATCTGGCCAGTTTTGCGCTTCATCCGCGCATTGTTGGCAATAAAAGCGCACCTGCATCCTTCGATGCGGCGTCTCCGATATGCACTTTCCAGACTGCTGGGACTTGGGCTCGTAAGTGCCAAGTGCCGTCTTTTAATTGACCCCAGCGCATCTTGCAAGTATAGTCACACCATTGGTGCTGATTATGATTCCGAGTCAGACTCGACGTTCGTCGCCAATCTTCTGGTGAACTGAATCGGCATCGAGCCAAGATAGCGGCGTATCCAATGAGATCGAGATACGAATCTTCGCGTCTGGAGATTCCACCATTCTTGATAGCTCGGTCGCGATAAAAATAAGCGCCACGTCAGCTGGGTCTCTGAGCTGAATACCGAGCAGCTTCGAGATTTTGTAAATGCGTAAAAGATTGTGCCTCGGGTCGCCATATTCAAGCCCCCTGTCTTGGAGGGTGTCAGCTCAGCGTCCGAGACCCAGTCACTTAACGATCTCTCTGACATTGATGCGTACTCCGTCCTCGCTTAAAGCCTTCGTTAAAAGCTTTGGCTTTCATTGACGTAATCAATCCGCTAATCCATAGACCAGCCTAATCCGATAAAGATTGTGATCCATACGATTTGCTCCTGGTGTGAAGTTATTCGACATCTGCGTTCACCCCAAATCGATCTAGCCAATATGCCGATATTTCATTGTCTCGATAACCTTCCTCGTAGCAGCTTTACGACCTAAACGACTCGATTGCGAATCTGCGGATTATTGTGGCCCTTAACGTAATTAGCGCCATCGGACCAAGCACCCGAAGTTGAGAATCAAATCGAATCACCTTCAGGATTTTATTTATCATTTATTGCTCCCTTCCAAATCCGCTAAATGGATTTAGTGGGATAAATGTATTTAGGTAAATCTATTTAGACAAGTAACAGCTCGGCGTGGCGAATATCTAGGAAGCCACAGAGCTTTTCGACTGTGCCTTTATTGGCGAAATCAGTCTTGTCCGGCAATGGCTTTAATTGCCACTCAGGTTCGTTTATAGCCCCTAAATCGAACTGGTAGATGCCGTGAGGGGTTGAATTGATATAAAGCGTCCTAGCGCCCGTTCTAGCCCTTATTTCGGCCAAGTAATCCCACTTCTTCTTCTCAATCAAGAGAGTTGGGTAATGGGTGCGGCGGCACTTGAGTTCGATATATGAATCGTGGGTGATGCCGTCGTGCTTGTCGGTCGGTGAGACTGGCGTCAAGTCCGGGATAGACCGCCTTGAGCGCCTCGAATAACTCGACCTCTCGCAGGTAAATTAGTCGTCGTCCTCATCGAAGTCATCAAGCGGATTCTTGATGGGGTCTTTTGGATCAACTATCCAATCGGGATACGAGCTGCGATCCATTGCAAAGGCCAAAGCTGTGCCTTCATCCATACCAGCTCGACGACAAGACTCATAAACTTCTTTGGCTGCAATTGCCCAAAAATCAATTTTGGTAAGGATTGGCTCTTTGGTCGTCTTGCGCCTTTTTGCCACCTTTTTGGCTGGCTTCTTAACGCGCTTTCTTGTTGCCATTTGCCCCCACCTTCTTTGAGAGGGCTAATTCTAACTGAGACTCCATCTTGTCGAGGCGCGACACAATGGGGATGTTTTCTAATTTGATGATGTACCGAAGCCCTGCAATGAGCAAGGCTATCGATCCAAGGACTGACGCAACAAAGCCAGCGATGGTATTTGCATCCATTTACTTGACCTTGCCGTAACGCTCGTAATTGGGATTCAGCCAGTTAATCACGGAAGGCAACACACTCACAAGTGCCGCATTGAGAATGTAGTCGGGTTGAAGTCCGACTGATAGGTATGTCGATAGAGCCGTCGCGACGAATGTCTTCGCCCAGCTTCCGGCCATCAGTTTCAATTCGTTCATTAGTTGTCTCCTTCGAGGTCGAACCAACTGCCATCTTTGTCTCCCAAGGTTGTAAAGCTGACGTGAAAGTGATGCCGGTGAGGATTAGCGCCGTTGTATTTACGCCATTTCCAATTCAAGATAGTCGAGCAAATACGGCCATCAAAGATGATGTATTTAATTCGCTTATCGCCTTTCTTGGCGCATTTGCGCAGCTTCTCAACAACGCTGTGAGCTTCTTCCGGATGAGCATTGAAGATCGGCGTCTGATGTCTATTGCTCGAACGATTCCATCTAGCGTCTGGTATATGGTCAGAATTGCCTTTAGCCAGATGCCGAGCATCAGCAATCCAGCCATCAGAACGCCTGTCGCGATCAGGATAATCGTCATCAATCTGTCTCCAGTTGTCGCCCTGGCTTTACAACTTAGCCAAGGCCAAGCGCTTTCAAGTCATCTGGAGTTGATCCGAGAGCTTCGAGTTTTGCAGTCGCATTGGCTTTGTCTGCTGATGCTTGTGCGTCTCTGTTCTGCTTTCCAAGCATCAAAAGCAGGAAAAGCCGCCTCAAATTGTTGTTTAGAAAAGGTTCGCATTCAACAAATTCAATACCTTCAAATTTTAAACCATTGGCAACTTAACCGCCTTGTGGACTTAGAAAATGCAGAACTTCGATTATTGTAGCCATTATGGAGTCACACTCAATTAGTGTAATTGTTGAAGTCGAACCTGGTGATGTGCTGTCGTTTGAGATAAGCTGTGCCCGCATTTCCGCGGCTTGCAATTTGAGTCTTTATAAGTTACTGATGAAGTTGTTGCCTGGACCGTCAATAATTGCCGTAATCTGTTCCAATCATATTTTCACCAGTTGTGCCCGTAGATGCATCATTTCCACCAATGTTAAGAATTGTTGTTGATCCGCGCAACAGACGAACTTGTAGTGCGACCTGACCATTATATTTCCCGCAACCTCCGTGAGTTACAAGAACAAGAACTTTGTTGCTGGATGACGAGGGCGTGATGCTTGCAGAACAAATTGGACTCGGCAAAGGTGGATGATAGACGTTCAAAGTTTGAGTGCTATTCGTAGCATTAACTATTTGAACAACTTTGCCAGTTGAGGCCGTTGCCCATTTCAATCCTGTCAGCAGTTGTGGAATCGGCCGTTAATACCTGTCCATCTGTTCCAACGGCTAGACGAGCGGGTGTATCGTTAGCGCTTGCAGCAATCAGATCACCTTTGGCATCATACAATTGAAGTTTGAATTGCATTAGCATCGTCCGTTGTGACCCAAGTAAAATCCATATCGGTATTTGATGTCTTGCTCAATACCTGTCCGGTTGTTCCGCCTTTTAGATCGGCCATCAACGCGATCAACGCCATTCCCAACGATGTTCTAATGGCCGATGCGCCATCTTTAACTAAGGTCGGTATCAGCTGGCGGTCGAGCCAAAATTGCTTGTTGTCGGCATTAACGCATCACTCCAATCGCGTCTTCCCATTGTAGGGTATTGCTTATCGTATTCCAGCTTTCGGCCACATTGTCGACTTGAGCCCAGCTTTGGGGGTGACTGCGGAGAATTCTGTTGGTGAGGCAAAGAAGCTAAGGGATAGGCCATTGAGGGTGCTCGAAAAATGTCCAGCCCTCGATGTAACCGGTGAATTCGCCGCCGTAGATATTGGGGGCAGATTGAATGATTTCGACGGGCTGACCCATAAATATATTTAGCAGAAGGTTGCGATCCGCATCATCCAATTCTGGGTTTTGGAGCGGAAGGTAATTGACTCAAATTGGGCTCGAGGATAGGCGCGAAGGGCAACGTATCCAATGACGACGTTTTGAGCATCGGTGGCGTCGTGGAGATAGGAATTCTCCCCAGAATATATTGGCCATACAGGCTTTGCGACGTCGTATCTTGAGCCGTTTTAGAACTGCCGAAATTGTTGCCATAATTGATTTGATATTTATTTACGATTGCACCGGAACGGTATCGTCTGCCGCAACCCAGAAGCAATGGCTTGATTCGCATCCAATTCGGTGTAGCCATTGGCGACTAAGTAATTTTGACGATGAGAAGCATCGGCATAAGAAACATTGCCAACATCTTCGTAAACTTACCCAAGAGCTGAATTGGCAATCTGAGTGACGCTGGTACAGAAGTCAATGGATCAAGCCAGCGTTGCTCCATCTTGATTGGCCTATCAATTTCACCCAAGCCAACGCTTGCGCATTAGCCCCGCGCAAGTTCTTGGTTGCGTTATATGTATTCCAAGTGATTGCTGGTGGCACTTCATTCCAGTTGTTAGTCAGTAAATCGCTGAGAATGGTATAAATCGATCGCCGTCATCATCTTGGGCTAAAAATTACCCATACGGCTTTAGACAAGCGAGCCAATGCGCCGACGGATAATATTGATTTGGGGTGACGTAAGTGACTGCTCCAGCCGCGTGATAAAGGGCTTGCGTCGCTGGATGCTGCTTTTAAACAGGCGCTTTGAAGCCAGAGCCGTATCCCGTACTTCGACTGTGATTGCCGTATTGATGTTCCAATCAAAATTGGCGTTGTCTTTATTGATGACTTGAATATTGGCATAACCAGCTTGGTGGCCTGAGTGTTGATATTGATTCGACCGCTTGTGATTGTAAAGCCCGACAAGGGTTAAAGCCGTTGCGTTAGTACCATTAATGAGAAATTCGATATTCAGGCGTCCAAGCTGTCATAGGGCGTATAAGCCCCCGCCGCCACCTGTGCCTCGATCGCTGACTCATCGAGCGCATCGACAACTGCTCGGCTAAACCCTTCGCGGTCGATAACCGATGGCGAATTAACATTAATAAATACCGACGTCGCCTACTTCGTCGGCTCGACGGCTTTTTGACGAACCAGTAAGTTGTAACAGACACCGATTCCAGAACTAAGAGGTGTTGGGACTGGTGACTGTTGGAGTTGCTGCGACTTGCACTAGTGGTAGCGCTTGGTGTTGCAAACTGGCGTTACTGTTTTAATTGTCGTTGGTGCGGTGATTGTTGGCGCTGTCGGGGTTTTGACAGAAGTGCCTGAACTTGAAGGGACGGCAAACGATGGAGCTGTAACCGTAGGGATATTGGGCAATAAAGGAATGGCGTTATATGCCTTGATAAATCGGCATCTACGGCATCGTATTGCCGCCGATACGGCAGACTGAATACCTCTTACGACAGCTCCAATAACGTCGAGAATTCCACCAGCGATTTTGCCAATGAAAGACAGAGCATCGCCAAATCCACCGATAATGATTGGGACGACATAGTTTCTTATGACGTTATACAGAGTCGTCAATTCGTCCTTGTTACGAGCGATGGCACTCAGTAACAGGTTGGATTGCTGCGTTCTTGAATTCTTTAATAAATTTCGGGATAACTCGTGTTGATGAAGTAATCGAGAAGATTTTGCAAAGTTGGAAGAAGCGCCGCTCCAACTGATTCTTTTGCTTCATCAAAAGCGACTTTCAGTCTTTCAATTTGGCCTTGGAAGGTATTGGCTTGAGTTGCCGCAGCGCCACCAAATGTGTCGGATAGTTGCTTAACAGTTCCCTCGAAGCCAAGAGTCTTTGCTTGTGCAGCTGAGATGCCAACGCCTAAGCGAGTAAGTGCGCCGCTATTACCCTCGTAAGCTTTGGCCAAAGCATTGGAGACAGTCTCAACGTCTTTGCCGGTAGCGGCAGAAATATCCAAAGCGAGTTTGAGAAGATCTTGCGACTTTGTGACATCTTTTGTAGCCACACTAAGACGCTGGAGCGCTGGGCGCAATTTGTCATCCGCAACGCCTGTGGCTAACGAAGTCTTAAGTATTTGTTCTTCAATTGACTTTATTCGTTCGTCAGTAACGTCAGTAACGTTCTTAAGGGCATTGGCTAGACGTAGCTGAGCCGCTTCATCCTCGATGGCGGCTTTAACGCCTTCAATCGCTAATTTGCCGGCATAAGCGGCAGCTGCGGCAGCAGCAGCAGCAAAAGCAGCCGCAGCGACCTTGCCAAACTTCTCTAACTTACCGCCAAAGCCTTCAACCTCTTTATCGCCAGCAGCTAATCCTTTTTTAGATCGTCGATGTCGGCAAGGATTGATAGTTTGAGGGTGCGATTACCTGCCATTATTTATCCCACTCCTTTACCACCAACGAAAAGCATCTTCCCACTTTTTAATTATCTCGGGTTGAATTTTGCGAGTGTCGGCCAAATGAAATAACCTGTATTACCTCTTTTGCCGAATTTTGGGGTTCTTGGTAAAAAATGTTTCACCTTACGGGCCAAAATTAACGCCGGCCAAAATAGCGTTTGCTCTTGAATTAGAACCTTCTCGAAGTTGTGTCGTCGCGCCGCCGCTAAACCTCTGAGAGGCAAATCCGATTCCAAATTCACCAACAACCGACGATTTAGCAATGCGGCAGACCACTAGCAATGCGAGTGGCTCGGCTTTTGGCCGGTGGATAAGAACGTGCAGCACTTCTGGATTTCTTGTACCGCATAATCGGTCAAAGAGCCTGTTACTTCCCGAGCTTGATCTTTAGCTTAAATACCTTCATCGTACATACCTTTAAAAGCTTTGATAGAAGAACCACCTCAGTCCGTAGCTGACTGGATCACCTGCCACCCCTTCGCTCCAAAATCTCAACCGCAGTTAATAAATCTTCGGCGATGTCCCAGTATTTAGCCGGCATGCCGGTAGCGATAGCCACCTCAACTAAGAGTCGATTTACGCTTCCGGCTGCGAAACTTTTGGGCTTCGGGATCTCCAATCATCAGTTCATCGACCGAAACAATATCCCAGACGCCTGAACTGGTTCGCCAGCTGCCGCTCGCACATAAGCAAAATAAGCTAAAGAAACGAAATCCGCCTGCTGGTAAGCCGAAATGTCCGTCATCGAATAAATCGACTTACCAGTCTTCCGTTCACGAAGCCCACTCAGGAAGACCAGCGACACAAGTCACCACCTCGCCATTTGCGGGTGTATTTAATTGTAAGGCTTAACTTCATCTCCCATGCTCCATCTCTAACCGAACGTTTCTGGCGCTGTTCCGACTACAATCATTGTCAAAGTATCCGTCAAACTCTCGACCTGCGCCACCGGCACTTGGAAAAGATTGGAAGGACATTGAACACGAAGACACCGCGCCAGAAACAGCGGTCAACCTGACGCCAAGTGTGGTGTCAGGTGCTGATTCGGCAGCAGCCCAAATAGCCGCAAACAAGAATGAAGCTGCGCCCCAGTCTTGAAAGAAGATCGATGCTGAAAGTCCATTGCTAACCGACGGCCTCGCCATCGAGAGTCTGATAAGTCTCGCGGACGTTGGTCTTGGTCAATACAGCGTTTGTCGCTTGGGCTTCGATGTCCGTTCCACCTGTGAAAGACAGCGAAATGTCGCGACCAGTAATAACTGTGGTTGCCACTTTTTCTCCTTATTGGTTTGAGTGTAATAGGTGGAAACGCGAATATCGGCGACCAATAAATTGACCGCGCCCACTTGCGTAACCGATGGCCGCTCTACTGGGCCGACTGTGTACGCCGTCCGGTATGACTGCCAAAACTGAAAAATATAAGCTGCTCAAGATTGTCGAGAGAAGCCGGATTGGAAAGATAAGCAACGCCGCAGGTAAATCGTCAGATTGAATCTTGGCGTGAATTGTGGAGTCGTTGATTGTGTTTAATTCTAAATATGGTGAGAGTCCGGTACAAGAATGACGGCTGGTACTTGCGACCGCTTCTGGGACGTATGACATAAACGCTAGCCGAAACGCCAGCAAGAGCTGTGGCGAGTGGTGTGCGGATCCTTACGAGAGGACTGTTGAGGCTGGCATCAGCCCACCATTGCGTCCGTGTCAAGATAAGGCCCAAGAAGGCCGGTTACCTTGGCAAGAAGATTCTTGGAAAGTCTGTAAGGCGTTACTGCGAAGTCGATTCCTTCGATTGATCCGCCAGCTGCGGTTCGGGCTTGGAAGATTTCGACAGAGATAGCCAAAACAGCAGACTCGACATTGGGATTTCCGACATAGGTCGAGAGGCCAGAGAGCGCAGCATTTCCGGCTGGGATAATGTTCTTTTCCAGTATGTCTGCATTTGTGATGGCGGCGGTAAATACATAAGGGCCAATTAAATCATCTGTGACAGTATGAGTGCCGTTGAATGGTGAACCGACACCTGTAACTAACGACCGATTGACCTTCGGTAAATTCTTGAATGGTTGGCAGTATGAAAGTAAGCAACGTTATTTTCTAATTTGACGTGATTTATTTTGCTTTGGAAAGTGACAAGCATTGGAATAATCAAATTTTCGCTTGTGTCCACAATGTCATTGAGATAAGCGTCTGAATATAGGGATGACGAGACGCCAAGAATGGTTCTTAGCTCGGAAGCCGTAACGATTGTTGGCATCTCGTAATCCTTTCTACTAGAGGGTGACAGGCCAGCTCGGGAGCGGACTGGCCGTCACTTTTAGGGTTTTAACTACGCAACCATCCAGCGATAAGCGCCAGCGCCGACCTTTGTAGCCAAAGCGCCGTAGCCGTAGTAAGCCACTTCGATTTGTCCGTTGAGTGCGACGTTTGTCTGAAGACGGAAACGTGAGGATTCATACCAAGTGTAGGAATCTGGGTTGATAACGATGATGGTGTTGTCGCCAACGCCTGAACCTGTTGTGAGGTTACGATCAACGCGGAAGTTGAGACCGAGAAGGTTGCCAACTGCTGATCCAGCAGAGAGGTTACCGCCTTGGTTCATATTGCCAATGAGGTTCTGATAAATCGGACGTCCTGCATCAGCGAGGTTCTGAATTGCGCCCCATTGCTGAGGTGATGCGATGATGTTCTGAGCGAATCCGAGAGTTCCAGCGTAGATTGAAACGCCAGCATCGGAAACGAAATCAAGAAGTCCAGCAGCATCGAGAGTGCGGTTTCCGCCGTCAGTTCCACCAGCGATGAGGCCAGCTACAACTGCAACGTCGGTTGCCTTTGCGTATGCGTATTCCATTTGACGTACAAGTTCATCAAAGAATGCAGGTGAAGAGCGATTGAGAAGTTCTACGGAGAAGGTTTGTCCTCCAGCGTACTTCTTGACTGTTACTGAGAGGAATTCGTTTGTCATTCCTGTCTCATCGATTGCAGCAGCTTCAGCTTCTTCGCCGACTGTTGGTACAGCGGTGATTTTAGGAATTTCGAAAGTCATTCCTGCATCTGGAAGAACGCCGCGAGATACTGAATCAACAGCTGGGCGATCTGCGTTGGAAAGTGGGTTGATTACCTCTGTCAATTGACGTGTTGGAACTCAAGCCAGCGTTGTTGCTTGTGGTGTCATCAGCAGCCATAACGTACTGACGAGCAGAGTCATCTCCGAGCTTTGCGCGAACGCTGTTCTCGAGATATTTCGCCTTTGTGAACTCAAGGCGAGGAGTGGTGTAGAAAGCCGGACGTGACGCCGATACAGTCTCCACCTTAGCTGCTTCTACCGCTTCTTCTACGGCAGGAGCAGGAGCGGTAGTGTCTGACACTTGTTCTCCTTCGGTTGGGGTTTCTGCATCAGCGGTTGCTGGAGCAGAATCTTCTTTTGGTGCTTCATTCTCGGATGCAGCATGACTTCGCTGACGCGAGCTGAATCAATTGCTGGATCAGTAACAAGGCTAACCTCATCGAGGGTTGCGCTAGTAATCTGCATAACGCCCTTGTTGTTTGTCCATTCGTTAATTTGTGCGCCGACAGAAAATCCATCGCGCAATCCTTCGGTTGCTTCAATCAAAGCATCTTCGCCAGCCATTGTGTTAGCAATCTTGAATGTAGCTACAATGCCACTTGCGGTGACTTCGTGACTCACAAGTTTGCCGATTGGTCGAGTGCGGTCGTGCTCGAGATAGCAACTTGACCGGCTTTCATTTCGATAGATTCAGCAGCAAAGACAGTTGGGCCGACAGAGGTATTTCCCTGCTCGTTCCAAGTGACAATAGTGCCGCTGATGGTGCGTTTAACTGTGTCCGCAGCCGTGACAGTCATTGGCATATTGATCTTCATCGGATCAAGTCCTCTTCCTCTTGGATTTGCTCAACGCTCATCGCGCCGATGCGGTTTAGGATTTCATAAACTTGCGCTCTTTCCAAAGGATTGCCGCGCAAGAAGTCGTCCAAGTCAAAACGCACTTCGGTTGTTGCTGGGACGAAATCTGGCATTGATAAACGCTTCTCAATCGCAGTCAATAATGGACGCAATGAGAAATCAACCAATGAGCGCCGTTCATTGATCGAGTTTGAGTAAGTCATTGAGGTCGTCTCGGCGCTCAAGGAAGTACGCTGGAATTCCAGCTGCTCGAGCCAATTCTAAAGCAACGTATTGACGCGCTTCGGCTAATTGCAACGACTTTTGGATCATAACCAAATTCTTTTAGATCGACATCAGCATTAAGAAAAGCCGTTGAACGAGTTTGACGAGCAGTACGCCAAGCGGTGAGTAATGACGAGACTCTCTCGGCGGTTAAGATTTGTGCCGTTAGATTTAAGAACCATCGATGGGTTAGGTTCTTTTGGCATAATCTACTGCTGCGTTCTCAAGATAAACGGCAGCGCTGACAGTCTTGCCAGCTCGATGCAAGAAGCCTTCGTCATAGCCATCGAAAGCGAATGATTGAACCGATTCCGGAATTAGGAACGTCCATTCCATCGACTTTGTATGACTCAATCATTGTGTTGCGGAAATTGGTATCAACTGTGACGCGATCTGGGCTAACGCGAGTCCAAGCGCGTACTTTGCCGCCATCAGTTGCCGAATACATCTCAAGCACTTGTCCATAACCAACGCCATAAAGCCAAATGTCCTCAGCGAGCCAAGTGTAGATAACAGAACCAGGAACGCGTGGGTCTGGCTGATTGATAACGCGAAGCGGATCAACGTGTTCGCCGGTGAGTTTGTTATATTGCTCGAGAGGTAATGAACCAGTAGTGCCGCAGATAATATTTCTAGCGCGAGCAATCGATGGAACGCTCATTGCCAATTGACGCGTTGTATTTGTTGCGCCGCCGAGAATGTTGTAAACAGAATCGCTGATTTGTACGGGAGTTAGCGCGGCGGTAACGTCGCTGACCTTTTGTGGAGTCTGCGCGGTTACTTGCGGAAATAGAAAATCTCTAATTGCACCCATTAGCCTAAATTGTAAGGGTGGTGTGTTACAAGATGACTATATCGACGCCATCAGTTGCTTTGGTGGCGTAATGAGTGGCCATTGCCGATGCCACTGCTCCGCAAATTACGGCGTTACTTACTTTGCGACCCATTACCCAGCCGCCATCACCGAAAGGTAGTTTGACGGCGGCCAAGCAATGTTTAGTCAGCTCATCTTGTCCCGAGTGAGCCAACCGCTGAGATGAGATTGCTCCCAGTAACTCATCGCAGCTTTGCGCATAATCAAGGCCATCAATTGGCTCAGTCCGAATTCCTGCCGGTGCTAATCGGGCAGCGACCGCAGAAGCGGTGCGAGCGCTGTACGCAACCAACTGGACTGGATACTTTCGTACCCATTCAGCAAGGTCATTAGCCAAAGCCTTGTCATCGAGGTTAGAAGGATTGTGCCAAGTTTGGAGGAGTATGACTTGGAACTTATCGCCCTCGAGTTTCTGACTTGCGACTAATGCCGCTTGCTTTCTATCCGGACTGAGATCGATAGCCAACCAAGTATCTGATTCAGGGTTGAGCCGAAGCCCCCAACTTTGCAGCTCTCCCACTGAGACGGATTAATGACTGGGTTGATTGTATCGACCCATTGACATAAGACTTCGGTGCGGACAATATCTTCGGGGTCTGACAAGACGGCCGCGAATGTTGTCCGGATGGACTGTGTAACCAAGTGACGGATTGGCTTGGCAGACGCCTAGCCAAAAGTCTGATGAATTATCGAATTTGATGCCGTTAGGTGCTGACCACTCGAACCAACCAATATCATCCGTTAATCCGTGAATTGCTGCATAGGCTCGCTCGCGTAATTTATTCAAGAACGATTGAGTGCTGATCTCCAGCATTGGAATAAACCCATATTTGAGGATTTGGGCTAGCCATTTGGGTATATCGAAGGGCAGACCAGACATCTTCGTCTTTATATTCTGCGAGCTTCGTCTAAGATGAATAGTTTCAGGAGCGGCAATACCTCGACCGGCTGAATTATTGGCTCGAACGATATATCGACGACCACTCGGTAAATTGCAATTCTTGAAATCCTTTACTTTCTAGCTTCTTGAGTAAATTCAGCAGCTAGTCGAGGAGTCTGCTCGATGATTCCGTAGATTTTGTAAAACAATTCTGCTGAGGTAGTTAGTTTGTGAGCTGTGTGAACCTGTAATTTCTCTTTGAGAACGTAGATTCTGAACAGGATTTGCAGCGCCATAAAGGTCGATTTACCTTGTTGGCGAGCGCAAAGTAAGGTGACAACTGGGTGAGCCCATCGGCCGTCCGGCTTGTATTTGAGCGAGTGATGGGCCAACCATTGCTGCCAAGGAAGCAAGGTAAAGCCGATTTCCTCGCAAAACTTAATCATTTGCTCGCCGTGAGAGGGTAAATCGGTCAGTTTGGTGTGAATTCGTGGGTTTGGCACACCACGGTAAGCCGATTCGTCCCGAAGCCCTCGCGATCTCCCTAGATTCTTCCATTATTCTCCAGAGTCGGCCAGATAATGAACGGACGTTCCATTTTCAGGGAAAATCTTCCCAATAGCAATACGTAACTGAACGAA